AAATGGATATTATCAAAATCTATTCGGATGGTCTGAATGTGTCTCATGAGCATGGTTTGAACGCAGTGTATCGCGCAGGCTATTCGGCTGGCGGTGCAGAAGCTGGCCCAGCCATGAATGACGAAGAACTGAAAGAGCATGTAGCTGCTGTAGAACAAGAGCTGAATTCTGCTCAGGCAATTATTCAACAAAAAGATGAAGAGATTAATGGCTATGTGCAGGTGGTTAAAGAAAAGAACGACGAAATCGAAGCGCTGAAATCGCAAATTGCGGCGCTGCAAGCACCAGCACAAAACTGACTAAAGGAATTCCATCATGAACCTCTGTGATCCAGCAGACATCAGAACAGTAGAGATCACTTCTCGCGATCAAGAGACGATCGAAATGGAGTTCAAGGCAAAGCAAGTGGCGCAGGTGCTAACCAATGCGTATCCAAACTATCCTTGGGCCATTGGTTGGCATCCTGGCCACGTGCTGTGCGTGAAACTTCTTATTTCTCCAAATGCCAATTGGGGATTCACGATTGATTACGCCAATGTGGCTACAAGCTCTGAGCTTGAACATATTGCTAAAATGGCGGGCGGTGAATTGCTTGAACGACTGAACCTCAAGCGCGGCGCGTGGAATGGCGAAATGCCGACGCAGAATTACTATGGCGTGCCCACAGAAAAGCAGGTGCCGATTTTTGACGTGAACAACGTGCGCGGAGTTCAGGGATGAAGCCAATTGTGCGCAAGGTATACTCATGGTGGTGCTGTTCCAGCAATTTCGGCAACGATGTCGTGATTGGAACTGGAGACACACCGCTAGCCGCTATCAGGAATTGCGAGCGCTGCGCCAGATCGCGCGGCTTTATCATTTAAGGAGCAGTGATGCAAATCGATCCGGACAACACTCCACCGACTTCACAGGATTCCGACGGCGTGTCTGAGGGGCTGTCTCCTGAGAATAAGGATTGGCTCAACGTAGCACGGCGCTCGTTTGATTCTGGCATGTCGTACGTGGATTCCAACTATCGCAAGAATTGGGATGACAGTATTCGCGCATTCAATAATCAACATGCGTCGGATTCCAAATACTGCCAGCCAGCATACGATAAGCGCAGCCGTTTGTTCCGCCCCAAAGTTCGCTCCATCATCCGCAAGAATGAGGCCGCCGCCGCTGCGGCGTTTTTCAGTTCTATGGACGTAGTGAGCATGTCGGGGGCCGATCCCAACAACAAGATTCAGGCTGCCAGTGCAGAGATTAACAAAGCTCTGATGCAGTATCGGTTGAAAAAGTCCATCCCATGGTACTTAACGCTGCTGGGTGGTTTGCAGGATGCTCAGAACACAGGTGCAGCAATTGCTCATGTGTACTGGGAGTATGAAGAAAAACAAGTTCCTAAGGCTGCCAAAGCATCCCCTACGCCTCCTGCCGCAAATCCAGAATACACAGCGCAGACTAAAGTGCCGGACAATGCATACGCCGTTAATGAAGATGGATCAGAACAGCAGCCTGGGCTGGCGAATCTCGCTCCACCAAAGATGGAAGCTGTGAAGCCATCTGTAATGAAAGACAAGCCTTGCATTGATCTGGTGCCAGTGGAAAACCTGCTAGTTGATCCAGCGGCAGATTGGCGGAACCCTATCGAAAGTTCGCCGTATGTTATCCATATGATCCCGATGTATTTTCAGGACGTGTGGGCAAAAATTCAGAGCGGACAATGGAAACCGCAAAGTAAATCAGCTTTGGCTGCGTCTATGGAGACGAAATTTGATTCTACGCGTCTCGCACGTCTAGGTCAGCGTGAAGATCCGTATGACGCCAGCGAAAAATCTTTCACAGGTTACGAGATTTGCTGGGTGCACCGCCATATCCATCGTCGCGATGGGGAGGACTGGGAATTTTACATGCTCTCCAATTTGACTATGCTATCGGAACCGCGGCCGCTTAAGGAAACGGTGTTCCATGGCCGTCGCCCTTACGTGATGGGCATTGTTCTGGTAGAATCGCATAAGCTGTACCCATCGTCGCTCCCAATGCTCGGTAAAGGTTTGCAAGATGAGGCCAATGAAGTCGTCAATCAACGAATTGACAACGTGAAGTTTGTACTTAACAAGAAGTGGTTCGTCAAACGAGGTAAAGAAGCAGATATTGGCGGCTTGATTCGTAATGTGCCTGGCGGTGTGGTTATGCTGGACGACCCAGATGGCGACGTGAAGGAAGTAAGTTGGCCTGATGTGACGGCGTCTGCATATGAAGAGCAATCTCGAATTGATAATGACATCAATGATTTGCTAGGCAACTTCTCGCCAGGACAAGTGATGGCTGACAAAGCTATTAATGGCCCTGCTCGTAATATGGAAATCTTGTCGCAAAGTAGCGGAACATTGGTAGAATATTTGCTCCGCACATTTGTTGAAACTTTCATTGAGCCAGTGTTGCGTCAGTTGGTGCTGCTTGAGCAAAAATACGAAACTGACGAGAAAGTTATTGCTCTGGCGTCGTCCAGCTTGCAGCTATGGCAGCGATTTGGCATTGATCAAATTACAGACGACGTGCTGGAGCAAGAACTAACTCTGAACGTAAATGTTGGCATGGGTGCCACCGATCCTCAGCTCAAACTTCAGAAATTCCTGGCTGCATGCTCGTCGTACGTGCAAATGTTCAGCCAGGCGGGCGCTTCTGGTCTGGATATGTCCGAAGTAGGTAAGGAAATCTTCAGCTACATGGGCTACCAGGACGGTTCACGATTCTTGACGGGGCAAGATCCACAGAAGCAAGCACTGCAAGCGCAACTTCAGCAGACGCAGGGCATTATCACTGATCTGCAAGCTAAGCTTAAAGATAAGACAACTGAACAGCAAGTCAAGCTTAAAATTAATCAAGATAATAATGCACTATCGTGGAATCGTACTGTTCTGCATGAAGATAATGAGAACATGCGCAATGCTACGACGCATTTGCGAGCAATTCGCGAAAATGAGCAAGACCGTAGTCAAGAGTGGAGATTGGCCTCTCTTGAACGTGCTGCGGCAAATGTGAATCATGTAGCAATTCCGGGTCAAATGAAAGGGAGCAGGCAATGAGTCAAGATCAAGATCAGCTAGTGAAGTCAGCTGTACTAGGCAAGCAGGTTGAAGACTTCATGGCAAGTGATGTCGGGCGTTTCTTTAAAGAGCGCATCATTCAGGAACGTGCTGAGGCAATCACAGGATTTGCGAATTGCGATCCTACAGATCAAAAAGAAGTATTGAAGTGGCAAAATCAGTTGGTCAGAGCCGACGCTATGATCACCTGGATTAGTGGTGTAATTCGCGACGGTCTAACTGCCGTCCACATTCTTGAAACTGGAGAGTAAATCATGAGCAAATTGTTGAAAAGTATCTTTCTCCATGCTGGTCTGCGCACTGGTGACGGTGACGATGGTGAAAGCCAAGCAAACTCTAATCTGAAAACGAATGATGAGACTGGCGAAGTCGAAGGCAGCGGCAATGCTGCACGGTTGGCGCTGTTGAACAGCATCAACGATCGTAATGACGAGGCGCGTGCAGAAGAACTGATGGAAATTCAGGAGGATGGCAGCACGGCCCCATTTAAGGTGGATTCAGCGGAAGATGAAGAGGAAAGGGCCGCACGCGAAGCTCAGGAGACTGAAGAAGCGCGCCAAGCGGCTGAAGCTGCGGCGAAGGCTGAGGAATCCGCGGCTTCTAAGCCTAACGACAAATCCTCGGAAAAAATTGTTCGCGTGATCAACGGTAAAGAAGTAGAGATTACCGATGACATGATTGCACAATTCCTGAAACAGCAAACATCTACTGATGAAGTGGCTGAACAGCAGCGTCGTCAGGCTGCGCAGCAGGCGTATCAAGAAGCACTGACTGCTCGCCAAGAAGAAGCCAAGAAACGTGATTTAGACATCGTTCGTGCCATTCAGCTTGGTACGGAAGAAGAGGCGCTTGCAGCACTGCAAATGCTGAAACAAGAGACTAAGCCAGATCTCACCAGTGTAGATCAACTGCTGGACGAAAAGCTGAAGATTAAGGACGCAACCGCCAAATTCGCAGCGGATTATCCTGACATTGTAGCGGATCCAGTCTTGATGCAGTGGGCTATTCAGGCAGACATTCAGCTTCAGCAAGATGGCGACAAGCGATCTCATTCTGAACGATACAGCGCTATTGGTAATAATATTCGCCAATGGCTCAACAGCAAGGTTCCACAACAGCAAAAGTCCACTGAAGCACCAGCGGCTTCCACGCCAGCTGTAGAAGTAAATTCGGCAAAGCAGCAAAGCAAAGCAGCAGCGCCAGCATTTCCGAAATCGGCAGGCGGGAAACATTCGCCGGTGGTAGAGGAAGAAACTGAAGAGAGCGTCCAGGACGTCATTGCGGAAATGGCCAAGAAACGTGGTGGCCCGCAATGGATGAATGGACAATCTCGTTAATTTTATCAAGGAGAAACAACCATGGCAGGTCAAGTTTGGGCTGTAAACAGCCTCGGCGGTTTCATGTACTCCCGCCAACTGTCGAATGTGCTGCGTATGGCAGTGCAGCCGCTCGTAAAATTCCGTCAATTCTGCGACGTCCGTGATGCATCCCAGCAAGGCAAGAAAAAAGGTGATCTCTTCACCTGGGACGTATTTTCGGATGTGGCACAACCTGGCGGTGTGCTGAACGAAACTAACACGATGCCGGAAACTAACTTCACGATTACTCAGGGCACTCTGACTATGACTGAAGCCGGTAACAGTGTTCCATATTCCGGCAAACTGGACAACCTGTCCAAGTTCCCGGTTCAAGAACTGATCCAAAAAGTGCTGAAAAACGATGCTGTTAAGTCGTTCGATCGCTTGGCCTGGAACCAGTTCAATCAAACCCCACTGCGTGCAATTCCAGTTGGCGGTACGGACACTGCTGCTATCACGCTGTTCACTAATGGCACCGTGACCGGCACCAACAACATCGCTTACAACAACGGCCACGCCAAATCGATCGTTGACGCGATGAAAGAGCGCAACATTCCGGCGTACCTGGGTGACGACTACTATGCTCTGGCATGGCCTTCGACTCTGCGCACGTTCAAGAACAACCTGGAGAACATTCACCAGTACACTGAGCGCGGCTTCAATCTGATCATGAACGGCGAAATCGGTCGTTACGAAAACACCCGTTATGTTGAGCAGACCAACATTGCCAAGGGCACTGGTACTGACGGCATCACTCAGACTCTGTGGACTAACGCGAAGTCGGACTGGATCTTCTTCATGGGTAACGACACGGTTGCAGAAGCAATCGCTGTTCCAGAAGAAATGCGCGGTAAGATCCCGACTGACTATGGGCGTTCTAAAGGTGTTGCATGGTACTACCTCGGCGGCTACGGTATCGTTCACACACTAGCATCTAATGCTCGCATTGTCAAATGGGACTCGGCGGCATAAAACCGTGATATAATGGAGGCTCCAATAACTAAGGAGCCTGCCATGTTTGAAGAAGAGTTTTTAGTTCGTTACTGGGCCAAGATTGACAAGAAAGGTGAAGATGATTGTTGGATTTGGACGGCTGCTACAGCTGGTAAAGGTTATGGCTACATCAAATTGAAACAATCTTCTAAACACGTTTACGCTCATCGTGCATCGTATATGATACACAAAGGAGCCATACCCGAGGGGGCATTAGTTTTACATAGTTGCGACAACCCTAGATGCTGTAATCCTAAGCATTTATCAATTGGCAGCTATGGAGACAACTCTCAGGATATGAAAAGTAAAGGCCGACATTTGTATGGAGAGCGCAATGCAGAAGCTAAAATGACTGAGTCTCAAATTCTAGCGATAAGAATTTTGTTAAGAGACACTTCACAGCATAAGATTGCGAAAATGTTTGGCATCAGTCAAGGTCAAGTAAGTAGGATTAAACGAGGCGTCCGTTGGGCGCATCTTAAAGACAAGGAGTAAGGAAATGGCAACTAAGCAAATGGCGTACGATCACCCGACGTACACCGCTCGACAAGGCGAAGCTGCTGGCGAAGCTGGCGGCGCTGCCACTACTGCATACAATAAATATGCAGCGTTCACTGCAATGCAGGCATTTTCTGCACAAATGACTGTGACCACTGCCGGCACGGCGGCGGGTCACGGTTTCCAAGT